AGAAGAAGAAAAGCCCGCCGATTTTTATTGTGTGACCCTATACGCTGAGAAAGACGGTACGCCCGTTAAAATGGGTGAGTTGACCGCAGCGGGTTCGTGCATTATTAGCGGTCTGGCCGTTGGAGAAGTCTATAAAGTCTACGCAACAGCCGAAGATAACACCTGCAACTATGACGGTTCACCTGCTCACAATGTAAGCGCAAAGAGTAACCCCGTTATGGTCGAGGTTCTAGGCGGTGGCACGGGTGGTGGTGCTGATATTGACAGGCTCAAAGCCCTAGCCGAACAGGCAGCAAAAGAGGCTAAAGAGGCTAAAGCAACAGCAACAACAGCAAAAGAGGCGGTAGACGATATGGCTAATACATTCTCACACGATAGCGAGGGCGCTCACGTTGGCAATAAGGCGGGCGTACATACAACTATCGACCGTCAAGGCATGAAGTTGTTGAACGGTACGACACAAATGGCGTCTTTTGACGCTGGAATGGTTACGTTAGGCGGTACAGCCCTCAATATCGTAGCTGGATATAACAACGGGCGAGACGATACACGTTCAACGCTTTTAACGTGTGCAGATTTGCTACTAAGACCAACAGCGAGGTTTGGTGTAGAGGCTAAGGCTATGAGTACCCGTCTTTCAAGCGATGACAGAATGAACACTACAGCAATAGGCGCAAACGTGGACGGTCTTAGCGTATCGACAAACAACGGCGCTAACAAGGTAGATATTACGTTTAACGACCTTGTAAAGCTGCTAAAGTTCACACCTTGGATAACTCTGCAAGATGACGGCGTTTGTCGTGTTCGCTACTCTATCCGTGGTGGCATGATGTACTTAGACGTTTATCTTGCAGCTGGTCACTCAACCTATACCACGCAGAAACAGCTACCTGATAACCTGCTACCTGCAATCGAAAGCTACCGCCCTCTAGGAACTCAGACAGGTAATAATGTCGCTAAAATTTGGATAGGTGCAGCGGGCGGCGGTGACGGTCACGTTTATGTCTATAACTGGTCTAGTGGTTATGCGACTGGAATTATTCCACTGTTACCGAAGAGCATGGAATAACACAGCTATAATGATGTTGACAGGCGGGGCGTGTTGGTAAATCGGTGAACAGATAAGGCGGTGAATAATGCACGGAAATATTACGGGAGATATGATTGTTTTTATTATCGGTTTAGTATCCTCTTTCTTGGGCTGCATGGTATCTATTTCGACAATGCAAGGACGCAACAAGGAACAAAGGCAGCGTGAAGAGGACTGGAAAAGCACGATAACAAACACGTTGACCCGTTTAGAGACACGTCAACAGGTTATGAGTGAACAGCTTAGTACTTATCAACAGTCATTGGCTGAAGTTGTTTCTACCGTTGGTAAACATACGTCTGAACTTGCGGTTGTTGGCATTGTTGCACGTAGGGCGGACGATGTTTCAAAAAAAGTTCAGACAGACCTTGCAGAGGTCAAGACAGACGTAAGAAACCTAGGCAATCGTATCGAGAGACTGGAGAATTAAACTATGGTTAATCTTAAAGTACGCATGAAGAACAAGGCTTTTTGGCTTGCACTTATTCCCGCCTTGCTTATTTTGGTGCAGGTTGTAGCTGGTATTTTTGGCTACAAAATCGAGATTGAGGGCGTTACTAATCAAGCTATGGCAGCCGTAAATGCCCTGTTTGCAGTCCTTGCCATTCTTGGAATTGTCAACGACCCTACCACAGCGGGTTTCTCTGATAGTGACCGTGCAATGACCTACACACAGCCTAGCGCTAAGCCCTCTAGTGAGGTTATGTAATGTTAAAAGGTATTGACGTTAGCGGTTATCAGTCTCTCTATTCCACGTACACAAACGGGTACGTGGAAACCGCTTATAACGGGTCTGATTTTGTCATCGCAAAGGCAACGCAGGGAACTAGACCGCTCAACTCGCATATGGTTAGACAGCTTGAAAGGGCTAAGGCAGACGGTAAACTAATCGGCGTTTATCACTATGCTGAGGGTGGCAGCCCTGTAGTCGAGGCAGACGCTTTTGTTTCATGCGTCAAGGACTATGTCGGACAGGCTATTTTATGCCTAGACTGGGAAAACGGCGATAATGACGCATGGGGTTCTACTACATGGGCTAGGCAGTTTGTAGACCGTGTACACGCCCTAACGGGTATTTACCCGCTTGTTTACACGTACCCCGCTGGACGTTCTCAGGTTGCGTCATGTTCAGACGTTTCAGCCCTTTGGATAGCTGGATATCCCGACAATCGTTTTAGCTGGGAACTTCCCGAAATGATTTACAACACGGGCGCATGGTCTGACTGGACGATTTGGCAATACTCAAGCGCCAACGGAAACATTGATTTGAACGTGGCACAGCTTGACCGTGCGGGCTGGGTAAGGCTTGCAGAGGGTGACAAAGCAGCTACAGGCTTTACCCCTCACTGGGTGCATAATTCTGCAGGTTGGTGGTACGCTACAGCCCCTAACGACTGGTACGCCGATACATGGCAGCTTATTGACGGTGAATGGTACTACTTTGACGCTAACGGTTACGCTGCTACGGGCTGGGTACGTTACGGGGCGTATTGGTGCTATATGCGTGAAACCGCCGACAATCGAGAGTGTGCTATGGAAACGGGCTTTGTAGAGGTAAACGGTTCACTGTATTATCTCCACGATGATGGCAACGCCCCACGTGGCACTATGGCGCTAGGCAAGTTCGAGGTAGACGGTAAGACCTATATCACAGACGCTACAGGGCGTATTCAGAAAAGCGCCGTTGTAGTCCATGACGGTCTAGCTTATGCCGTAGACGGTGACGGCGTTGTTAAGAGCGGTACACTCAGCGTCTCTACAGACACCACAGGCGCTATTAAAACGCTCAATTAGTGCTATAATATCGTTACACGGTCTACTCCTCCGCCGTGCTTGACCCCGCTAGTTTATGAGGCTAGCGGGGTATTTTTGTGTAGAAAATATGTAGGGAAATTTCTATAAAATTGTTGTTGACAGAGAGCAACACAAGGCATAGAGTAATACTCAACAAAGGGAAACAAAGAGAGTTCCCGACACGACAGAGAGGAAATAAAAATGAAGTGGACAGCTTACTACATGGCAAAGAACGCATTTACTGGTAAGCGTATGCCTGTATACCTAGATGAAACATTCAAAACAAGAAAAGCACTCACTGAGTATCTAGTATCTATTGGCTGGGCTGAGTACGGTTTTAACCCTAATGTTCTTGTAAAGGACACAGAGGACGGCAGGGAGATAGCTACCCTAGTTAAAGAGTAATTAGTCAATTAACCCCCTCGCAAAGGGCGGGGGGGGTATTCATACCGTTGAAAGGTGGCACTATGGCAAAAGTCTATCAAGTTCTAAGCAATGTCAGAGAGGAATTGAACGTACCAAAAGACCAGTACAACGCATTCGGTAAATACAAGTTCCGAAACCTAGAGAGCATTAACGCAGCGCTCAAACCGTTATGCAAAAAATACAAATGCGGTTATTACATGACTGATAGCGTTGTTCTTATTGGAGAACGCTACTACACACAGGCAACAGTAACGTTCTATGTAGAGGGTTGCGAGGAAACTGTAACGTCTGTAGCCTATGCACGTGAAGAAGATGAAAAAAAGGGTATGGACGCCGCACAAATTAGCGGTCTAGCTAGTTCCTATGCGAGAAAATACGCTATTTGTGGTCTGTTTGCGGTTGACAGCGGCGAAGAGGTAGACGCACTCGACAATCGACCCGCTGAGACAGCCCCTAAGACACGAACAGCAACACGAACGACTACTACACGCAAGACACAGCAAACCACCCCGCAAAAAGCCCCTGAGAGCGTTACAGAGGAAACACTACAAAACAAGGTTTTGGAGTTCGCAAATCTGAGGGGTAAAACGGTAGACGATGTAATTAAGGCGCTAAATATCACTCCTGCGATGAAAAAGTTAGGTGTAACCGCTGAACAGATTGAGTACACAGACAATCAGAGAGTGGCAGCGGTTGGAATTGTTACAAGCTGGTTAACCAAAGTACAGAAAGAGGCTTAAACATGAGAGGTATTAACACAGTCAGTCTAAGCGGTAACCTTACGAGAGACGCAGAGTTGCGTTTTACGGCGGGCGGTACGGGTATCTGTTCGTTCGGTATCGCGGTCAATGACAGCCGCAAGAACTCACAAACGGGTCAATGGGAAGATGTACCAAACTTTTTTGATTGTAATATCTTCGGTGCAAGGGCTGAGAGTATTAGCGATTACCTCGCAAAGGGTACAAAGGTTTGTCTAACTGGTAGGCTTCATCAATCAACATGGGAAACCAAAGAGGGTTCTAAGCGCTCAAAAGTTGAGGTGATTGTAGACGTTATTACTTTCATGTCTACAAAGCAGGATAAGCCCGTTCAGTATCAGACACAGGCAGATATCAGCGATAACGTAGATATGTATGACGCTGATATCCCGTTCTAGGGTGTAATTGTGTAGGAATTGTGAACGCTATTTGTTGTTGACAACTCGCAACAAAGCCCTATAGTTATATTCAACAAAGTAGCCCCGCTGCAAAGGGTAGCGGGGCGCTAAAGAAGGGATAGAAACATGGAGAAAGACGTTATCAAGATTGAGCGAGAGCAGCTAGAGGCGTTAGTCGCAGCGGGGCTAAAGGTGGTTGTAAATTGGTCTCTTATTAGTGAGTGTAATGATGACGAGGTGGTCGCTTTGCTTGTTGGTTACTTTGAAGAGAATATCAAGCGTCTAGGTAAGGCAGCCTCTAGCGTACATGACAGTATGCGAGAACTGAACGACCTCTAATGTTTCAGACGTTTGTTGTACGGGGCGAGGTACGGGGGAAACCTCGTCCTAGATTTTCAGCCCGTGGAGGGTACGGGAGGGCTTATACACCCGCTAGTTACATGAAGTATGAACGCTCAATAGCTAAGGCATACACAGAGGCGGGCGGTAAGAGGTTCAGCGGGGCGGTGAGTGTATCAATCTTCATTCACAGGGAACTACCTAAGAGCCGACCTAAACGCCTTTTAGCTGAGTTGGACACGTCTAAGCCTGATATAGATAACGTTTCTAAAGCAGTCCTAGACGCATTAAACGGGGTAGCTTATGACGATGACAGGCAAGTAGTAAGTCTACACGTAACAAAGCTACCACGAACAAAGCAAGAAAGTTTTTTAAGGGTCACTGTTATAGGAGGATAAAACATGAAACTAACTAATGAGTTAAACTTACCTCAGCCGTTCGTAGACGCTGCTACTAGCGATTATCAGTACACGGATAAACGCTACAGTGTTACGTCTGTTCTAAAGGGTACGAGAGAGGCAATTTTACAGCGCCGACACTCTGAGGAAATCGAGACAGACGTTTCTGAAATGGTATGGGCTATCTTCGGTTCAGCGGTACATAAGATTTTGGAGCAGTCAGAGGAAACAGCCGACCAGCTAAAAGAAAATTGGCTATCGGTTGAGGTGCAAAATGGTTATGAGTTGAGCGGTATCTTCGATTTGTACGATGACGCAACGGGTACAGTCACAGACTATAAAACAGCTACCGTGTGGAAATTTATCTATAAAGAGTTCGATGACTGGCGTACTCAATGCCTAGCTTATGTTTGGCTATTGCGTAAAATCGGTTTTAACGCCCGCCGTGGTGAGATTGTAGGTATGCTCAAAGACCACTCAAAGACTAAGGCAAAGACAGACCATATATATCCGCAGCACCCCGTGCAGCGTATCGGCTGGAACTTTACCGACAAAGACCTAGAAGAGTTCGAGCGTTGGCTTAAAGCTAAGTTTTCCGATATTGAGGCAGCTGAAAAGTTGAGCGATGATGATTTGCCTCTATGTTCAGACGTTGAGCGTTGGCATAAGCCCGATAAGTACGCAGTCATGAAAGAGGGGCGTAAAACAGCCGTTAAACTCTATGACAGCGAGGAAGAGGCTAACGCTAGAGTTGAGACAGAGGGTAAAGGGTTCTATGTGGAACACCGACTAGGCGAGGATAGTAAGTGCCTAAACTACTGTTCAGCGTGTGAGTTTTGTTCCCATTACAAGGAGTTGATGAACAATGCTAACTAAAGAGGAACGTAACGCAATCGCTGAGAGGTTGAATAAATGCGAGGGCTTAGGTGACTTATACTATGCGGTTATTGGTGAGGAATTGCCAACCGTAACGTCATATGAACAAGATATTGACGCAATTTTTACCCGCTTATCAGACCTATGCGACACGTCTAATATGGTTGAGTTACCCATCGACAAAGACGGCGAGGTTATCAGAGTTGATGATAATGTTTATGACATTGACGGCACGGAATTAGCAGTTGAAAGTCTTAGATATTGTACTGAGTACGGGTGCGTTGTAATTTGCAGAACTAGCAATGACACTCTTTGTACCTACTCAGGCAATGAACTAACGCATAAAAACCCTGTAATAACTAAATTACTTGCGCAGCGCATTAAACACGTTTTAGAAAATGAAGCTACTTCGATAGGCGTTAACCCTTACGTTGAATTAGGGCGTATCGCTGAGCAGCTTGAAAGCCTAGGTGATAGCGGTGAAGAGTAGTTTTCTGATTGTTGAAGATGAAAGAGGCTACGATACTGTTATCAACCTAGACAAAGTAGTTTATATCAACCCGACTGAAAAAATCGTTTGCCTAGATTGTGCGGGCGGTAAAAATGGCGGGCTTGTATATCTTTCAAAATGTGGAATTGATACGCTGGTAAACCGTGTTTACGCTGATATTGGCAGGTAAAACCATGAATAGAGATAGTTATATCGTTATCCAGTCGTTTATGAGGTCAGAACTTGAACTAAAGGGAAACGAACTGATTATTTACGCTCTAATATACGGTTTTTGTCAGTCAGAGGGTCACAGTTTCCACGGTTCAAGGCAGTATATAAGCGACTGGACAGGGTGCAGCCTATCGACTGTATCAAACGTGCTTGCTGGGTTGGTTGATTGTGGTTTACTGGTTAAGTCTGAGACGGTTGTAAACGGGGTAACTTTCAATTCTTACGTGACTACAAGGCATAAGAGAGACGTACCACAGAAAGAGACTAGCGTTAGTACCTCTGAGGGCGTGAGAGCAGTTATAGAGCATTTGAACGAGGTTACTGGTAAATCATACGACTATAGACGTGATAGCAGTTCTAAACCCGTTACAGCCCGTTTGAACGAGGGGTACACAGTAGATGATTGTATTAAAGTCATTGATGTAAAAGCCTCTGAGTGGCTGCGTACCGATATGAGGCAGTATCTAAGACCCGAGACGTTATTTAGAGCGTCTAAGTTCGAGAGTTACTTACAGCAAGCGCCTACAGAGGTTTTAGAATGTGCTTTTTAAGGTGTAAACATGGTTAGTGTACTGGGTGGATATGAGGGCGTAGACGTTCCTATTTGCGAGGTTTGCGGTCAACCTAAAGCCTACCTGCACAAAGGCACGTTATACCCTTGTTTGTGTAATTGCGATATCCAAAAGAGAGAGGCAGCACAGGCAGCCGAGAGGGCTAACGCCCTCAAAGCTGCACGGGCTGAGAGGGTTAAAACAGCCTTTCAGTTTGAGGAAATGGCAGCGCAAACGTTCGAGGCAGCGGACGGGCTGCACGGTGTAGAGCAGCTAGAGAAGTGCGAGAAATACGCTAATAGGTGTATTGAGGGTGTTAATTATGGGTTGCTGCTTTTTGGCAGTCCAGACGGCGGGAAAACATACGCTAGTTGTGCTATCGCTAACAAGGTTATAGACGCAGGTAAAAGCGTTATTATGAGGTCAGTTCCTCAGTTGGTGGTATTCAAGGACACTACAGAGAAACGGGCTACAGAGCGCTTATTGGGTCAACTGTTAAGTTGCGACTTGCTAATACTTGATGACTTAGGAGCAGAAAGAACTACCCCGTTTGCTCAAGAATTTGTGTACGCAGTTGTAGATGGTCGTTACAACGCTAGAAAACCTATGGTGGTTAGTACCAACCTAACCCGTTCCGAGTTAGTACACACGCCTGATATTACTCAACAGCGCATATACAACAGGGTTCTAGAGGTCTGTTACCCGATTGAGTTTAAGACAGGCAGAAAACGCAGCACAAAAGAGCGTTACGCAGAAATGCTACAAGATATTGAAAGAGGTTAAAACATGAATGTAAAGACACTCAAGAAAGCAATGAAAGAACAGGGCTTGAACAGCAAAAGCGCAGCAGTTAAGTGTGGACTTGATAGGACTACCGTTTTTAGGCTGCAAAAGGGAGAACGTGAGCCGTCTCTGAGAGTGTTCAAAAAGCTATGTGAGGGCTTGAACATTAGCCCCGTTGATTTGTGGTAGGTCGATATGTGCGATTATACCCTAGGCTTTAAGGCAGCAAACAAACTACCTATGACAGAGTGCGAACAATACGAAGAACTACTAGAGCAGTTCCTAGAGAGTACCGACCTGATTATTACTAAATCGTGTGAAAGTCGAGAGAGTACCATTAGCACGGTAGCGGGCTTGATGTTACACGCAAAAGGTAAGCCCGTAGAAGTTGGCTATGAGTTCAACACCGTTTATGTTAGGAAGATGTTATAAATGGCAAAAGTAACCACTCTACCAGCGATTTTACAGCCTTTAATGGGTAAGCCGTCTATCAAGGCTCAAAGGTGCGTTGTATGCGGTTGTGCCTATCCACTGAACAATCACCATATTGTCAGACGTTCGGCGGGTAAGATGTACGTTAACGGTATTGAGTTAGAAAAACCAGTTATTACTCTATGCGGTAGCGGTAACGCTAGCGGTTGCCACGGTCTAGCGCATGAAAACAGGCTACATTTTAGGTGGGTAACCGTTCCACAGAAAGCCGTACAGCAAGGACTACCAACGATAAACGGCGGTCACTGGGAATATAAGATATTCGATAAACCGACTAAATATATTGACGCTATCAAGTCAGAAAGAGGTTGGCATAGAATATCTACCTGCTAATATGTAGGAGTTGTGGAGGGTTTACGCCCTCCACTTTATTTATAAAATTGTTGTTGACAACACGCAACACAAGGCATATATTTATAGACAACAAAGGAGTTACAGGAACTCCGACAAACGAAAGGGTATAGCATGGCTGAATTTTCTTTTTATGACTTTTGCCAACAGGAAAATGGCACTATTGAGGGCTATAACGAAACCGCTATAGACGAAGAAGTAAATGAGATGTGGCACGATTATTACCGTGATAACGTTCTACATATCAATGAGTGGAATGAGTCCGACTACCTAGACCGTTTCACCGCTGAAAACATTGATACCATTTACGAGATTATCAACCGCAATTATGAGCCTGTACAGTGGCTAGTAGAGTACACAGCTAAAACAGCTAAAGAACTGGGTACACCTGCACACGGGGGCAATCTTAAAGCGTGGGAGAAATCATTTACAAACGCTCTAGACGGTAAAGAACTAGAGCCTAGCGACCTTTGGCTATTCGTTAAGGAGATTGAAACAAAGGGCGTTAAAATGGCGTTTGAGATACCTGTTAAGTTCACGGCGTTCATGGAAGAGTAGAACAGGCTAGGCGGGGCGTAACAGCCCCGCTAATAAGAAAGGTGTAACTATGTATGACAATAGGCGTTATGAGTACCCGCTAAGCCCTGAAAGCGGCATTGAACTATGGCAGGAATGGAAAAGCAAAAATTACCGTGCTATGGACTGGTTCTATTTTCAAGCTAGAGAGTTCTACTACAGGGGTGCTAGGGTATCGGCTAAGTACCTGATTGAAAAGTTGCGTTATGAAAGCGGGCTACGCATTGAAAGCGTACCGTTTACCGACAATCACGGCGTTTTGCACACGTTCGGTATCTCCAACACACTAACCCCGTTTATCGGTCGTTGGTTAAAGGTGCGTATTCCTGAGTTGGATATTCAGCTAAACAAAAGCAGGTTTGACGAGGTTATTAAAAAGGCGGGGGTATAAATGGGTCAGATTAGTATTACATTCCAAAGCAAGGACGCAGTAAAGGACGCTATTAGGGAACTTGCAGCCGTTCTAGAGCGGGCTAAACACCATAACGGCATAGACGTGCTACCCGCTCACTTTAAGGGCGTAGAAACCGTTTCAGCGCTTGGCATAAGCACGGGGGGGCGCAGAATTAAGAGAGGTATCAACTTTGAGCGTGGCATTTTGACCACTAAAACAGATGTACTAGATAGACCTTTTCCCGAACACTAAAGGGGCTATATTGTGTAGAAAATGCGTAGGCTATTTTCTTGTTGACAACACGCAACAATAGGCATATAGTAATACTCAACAAAGGGGCTACAAGAAACCCCGACACGTTGAAAGGAAGTTACAAAATGTCTTATCGTTGGAAACCTAGCAAGTCCGCAGCCCGTGAGTTCGCTGCAAAGATGAACGAGATTGAGAAGTTTTGCGAGGATAACGGTATTGATTCTAGCCTTATGCAGGATAGCTACTACTTCACCGTTGACGGTCAAAAGTACCGTGTAAGCAATCACACCGTTGCAGCCTCAAACCGTGGCGCATACAACTTTGAGGGTGAGCAGGTAAGAGGTCTATACCACCCAAACGGTGAAGAAGATGACACTATCTATATCACAGCAAGCAAAACTCGCTTAATTGAAATTTATACCGCCCTCAAAGCAGGCAAAAAGCTAAATCGTAGGGGTAAGGTAATTGATTAAATAACAGCAAGCCCCCGCCTCAATCGGGGCGGGGCGCTATAGAAAGGGTGTAAGTATGGACTGGTTTAATTACGTTTACGGGCTTGTAGTAATGGTTATGTTCGTTGTTATTACTGTTTGCGTGTTGGTAGTGACAATAAATGCAGTTTTTCGTGACCCGCTAAAAAGAGAAACGGAGGCATACAACAGTGGTTACGTTGACGGTTTTAATTCACAGAAATAGAAAGGAAACAAAATGGCTAGTTTGGCAGAAAAGTATGTATTTGAACGTTTGGCAATGCTAGAGAAAGAGCATGACGAACACCTTAAAGGTACAAGCGCTACCACTGAGAAAGAGCAGGACAATACAGACGGCATAGAGTTCAAAAAAGAGCCTATTACAGCCGTTAGATATATGATTAGCGGTTCATGGGTTTTTGAAGATAAAGACTACGGACTGAATGACGTTGACCGCCTGCGTGAAGTCCTAGAAATGGACGATAAACACCTGTATGAATGGGCTACAGATAGTTATGGCGAGGGTTGGCATACGGTAACGCCTATCACTAGGCAGGAAACAGAGTTTGCATATCAAGTTCTTGATATGCGCATTGCACCAAATGCTATTTATGCAAGCGAAAAAAACTCAGTTGGATATTTCCAACATATCAGCGATACGCCAACTAGAGGCAGTTATTGCACACTAGATAATGATGACGCTGCAAAGTCTAAAGCGATTGAAGATATCCGATACACGATTAAATGCGCCATTGAACACCTAGAGAATGGAACAGATGAAGAGGAAGATGGCGAAGATGAATAGGCTAGAGGTGCAAGAAATCTATGACAAAGTAAGTACACCCCGTACCATTTCAGCTATTGAGGCGCTAGGGCTTAAAGCTTGCTTGTTCTATGACCTGTTCGACACTTTTTCAGTTGAAAACATTAGCGATACAGACGTATATATTCAGGTTAAAAGCAAGATTGAAAGCCTATGCGAGTATGCGCTGAACGATAAGCCTGAGCCTGTAGCGAAAGACTGTAACGGTAACCCTATCTATATCAACGGTACGGTTTGGTTCGATAATGCAAAGTACCTAGTCCATGCGTATATGCCAAAGAGTTCAACTAATAGTGAACGTATCCTAGTTACTAGTTGTGACGTTTGGGAAACGCCTATGTGGTTATATCTTGGTGGTAATGACGTAACGGTGCGTAAGCCTAACGGTCAAGATGACGCACTAGAGGACGCAGCAAGCGCCCTAAGAGCCTTACAAGATACATTACAGAAAGATGTATTCAGTAAGCTGGAAACGGTCTTAGAAAGCCTTAGAGAGGCTCAAAAGGACTAAAAAGCGCCCTAAAACTGAATAAAACGCACCAAAAAAGCGCCCCTAAGGTAAAATAGAGACAAAACAAACGTTCTATTAAAGCCTTAGGGGTGAATTATCTTGAAGTGCAATAAACAGACTATAGAGCGGGCTGAGGAACTAAAGAAAAAAGGCGTAACAAACATTGACATTGCTAAAGCCTGCAACATTACAGAGGGTACTTTCTATAGGTGGTTAAACAACCCTAGTAATGCACGTGAAAGAGAGTTTTCTGAGCGTCTAAAAAGCGCTGAACTGGACTATAAAACATACCTCACAGACCAAGTGCTAAAAGCAGCTAAAGAAAGAGACTGGAAGGCTGCAGCGTGGCTACTAGAACGTAAGTACCCTATGGAATACAGCCTAGCCCCTAAACGCTTTGAGGATATTCAAAGGGCTGGAACTGATACCGATACAGACCCACTAAGCGAGGCACTAGAGGGGTTGGCAAAGGGGCTAGAGAATGAGCAGCGCTAGCCTAAAGCAGGCTCAAGTCATGGCGTTTCCTTATACCGACTATCAAGCCTTAATATGTGACGGTGCAGTACGTAGCGGTAAAACGTCATTTATGGCTTGCAGCTTTCTCAACTGGTCTATGTCTAACTACAACAATCAGACTTTCATAATCGGCGGCAAGTCCATTGAGAGCGTGGTTAGAAACGTCATTAAGCCTTTGCAGTCCTTAGCGTGGGCTAGAAAGCGCTACTCAATGTCATACTCTAGCTATACGCATGAGTTGACCGTTAGACGTGGCAAGGTTAAGAACGTCTATGTTGTCTTTGGCGGTAAAGACGCTGCAAGCTATGAACTGGTACAAGGTTTCACGGCGGCGGGTTGTTTGATTGATGAGGTTGTTCTATGCGTAAGGTCATTCGTTGAGCAGTGTTTAGCCCGTTGCAGTGTTCAAGGCGCTAGGTTCTTCTTTAACTGTAACCCTGCTAGCCCTACTCACTGGTTCAAAAAAGAGTGGATAGATAAAGCCCGTGAACATAACGCCCTATACCTAAAGTTCACTCTTAGGGATAACCCTAGCCTTACAGAAGATACCTTAAGACGCTATGAGACTATGTACAGCGGGGTATTCCACCAGCGCTATATATTGGGCGATTGGGTAGCAGCTGAGGGCGTTGTATATGACTGTTTTGACAAAAAGACCATGTGCAGGGATATAGACGTTGACGGTTCGGATATTGTCTACTGTTCTATCGACTATGGAATTACGAACCCGTTTGCAGCCTTGCTATGGGTTGTACGTAATGGAGTAGCGTATTGTTTCCGTGAATACCGATACGATAGCAAAGAGGAACAGAGGCGCCTAACCGATGAAGAGCATTGGCAAAACGTAAAAGCGATGTTCAAAGGCTTATGGATAGACGAGGTAATAGTAGACCCTAGCGCCTCTAGTCTGATTGAGTTGATACGCAAAGAGGGCTTTTACAGCGTTAAAGGGGCTAAGAATGACGTCCTAAGCGGTATACAACACGTTACAACGCTTATGAACAGACACAAACTAATCGTTTCCCCGTCATGTACAGGGCTTATATCAGAGTTGGGTGTATACTCGTGGCAGGGTAAAGGTGATACCGTTGTTAAAGAAAACGACCATTCATGCGACGCCATGCGTTACTTTATTGAAACGGTCGGTATCAACCTATTAGGCATGAACTAGAGAGGCTTACACTATGGGTCTAATAAATTCGCTACTTGACAGCATAGCCCGTTCACTGGGTAGACGTATTCAGGGAATGGAACAATCGCAGGCATACCGTGACAGCGGGCGCAAAGGTACAGAGTTCTCTGTAGAAAGTATGGTATCTGAGAGCCTTGCTAACCTTATGACAATGCAATTTACTATGCCTGTTGTAGGTTCGTCTGATAGAGCGGTGGCACTGGATAGAGTTAGTACGGACTTTGTACGTGACAGCTTTACGAACGTTTGTTCTATGGCTTTCTTGACGGGTGACTGTATCACTGTTCCCGCATGGAACGGGCGCTCTATGTATAACTCAATCGTTACCGCTGAGAACTTTGCCATTCTAGGCGCTAACGGTTCAGAAATTACCGCTTGTATTTATATCGTTGACGAAAAGAAAGAGCGTAACGGCGCTAAATGGACGCTGCTAAGACTGATTGAGTTAGTACCATACACAGCGTTTGATGGGTCTCAGACGTTCGCAAACCGCTATAGAACCTATGTAGCAAAGAACGGCGTTATTCAAGACGATGACGCATTTAGGCAATTCCCTGATTGGGCTGCATATGGTGAACAGGCTGAATGGATAATTCCAAACGTTGACCGCCTACTGATTGGTCGTTATCGTTCGTTTACCCTTAACCCGCAAAACCCTAACGCTCAGAAAGGCACACCGATTTGCTACGGTGCGTCTAAGCCTATCGCAGAAATTCACTACCTAATCGACAAAATGCACTCTGAGTTTGCTTTGTCTGAGAAAGCCGTTTTTGCTGATAGGTCTCTGTTCGTTAAGGACTACCAGCGAGACGCTAGCGGGTCTATTGTAGACGCCCGTCTAAAGCTACCTGAGGGTAGAGAGCGCCTATTTATGACAATGCAGGGTACAGGTTCAGACGGTTCACTACTCAATGAGTGGGCGCCTACTATCCAACTACAGCCCTACATTGACGCGCTAGAGAAACAGTATCAAGAAGTCGAGAAGTGCGTAGGCATTTCCTCGGGGGTATTGTCCAACCTCAACGAACAGGCATATCAGAACGTTGACAATGTACGCAAGGCAACAGTCAAAACGCAGTCGTTCATTGAGACAGGGCGTAAGGTTGCTGAAAGCTACTTAGACGATATGGTCTACAGCTGGAACGCTATCTACAACTATTACAACATCACTCCTGTAGGTGATTATGACGTGGAATATAAATGGAGCGATGAATACATCAACACGTTCAGCGACCAGCAAAACGCTATTTTGGCAGGTAACGCAATCGGCGCGACCGATGCCGTGGACTATCGTATGCTAGTCATGGGTGAAAGTCCTGAGGTTGCAAGGCAAAGGGTAGAAGAAATTGCAGCGTCTAAGCCCGCAAACCCCCTATTTAGTGAGGTTGAATAGTGAATGACAGAGACCGTACAGGGATAGAGTTAGCAGCCTTAGCGGGTGAGTTGTCTATCCTTATGGTGATAGCTAAGCACTTGAAAAGGGTAGACGAAAACACTACCTATTCGGACGTTGCTAAGTGGTCTCTAGTTGGTCTAGTGGATATTGCCACAATCGCTAATAACACGTCTAACCTGCTCACAAAGCGGGCTAGGCGTGTGTTTGCTAACGGGGCGGGCGAGATTGACGCATGGAGCGCCCCCTTATTCGCTGCAAATGCTAGAACGTTTCACAGCGTGAGCGATATCTACGCAGCTAATGCAGCGATTGAGACGGGTCTAGGCTCAACCGTTCACACAATCGAAACAATGTTTTCTACCTCTGTTATGGGTCTAGTCAACCCACAGGGGCGTATCGTTCCTATTGCGCAGGCATACCGTGAGAGCCTACAGGAGGCAGTCTCCGCCATGCAAGCGGGAGAATTGAACTATGTACAGTCAATCAAGCGTATGACCGCTAGAATGGCTCAGAGAGGCGTTAGAGTGTTCTACCCTAGCGGTGTGACCCGTGACCTGTACTCAGCGGTAAGCGGTAACGTCTATGACAACTACCGTATGACAATGCAGAAAGCACGGGAAGAGGTAGGCGTAGCATTCGGCGCTAACGGTGTAGAGATATCAGCACACGGGCTATGTGCAGCCGACCACCTACCCTATCAAGGCAAGCAGTACAGCTATGCGGAGTTCAAACGTATCAATGACAGCTTACCCCGCCCTATTGCTCACGGTTATAATTGCCACCACACCACAACGCCCGTCATTCTAGGGCTATCTAGACCAACCGTAAGCCGTTCACAGCTAAAAGAGTACCGTCAACAGTCTGAGAGGGTAGTTCATACCTCTAACGGTGATATGACAGCCTACGAGTTCACGCAGTACCAACGCAGAATGGAAACCGCTATCCGTAAGAAGTACGTAGAGAAAGCCGTACTACAGGCAGCGGGAGCAGATACGGCTGGGCTAGATAGCGATATCAGAGACGCTACAAGGTTCTACAGGGCTGAGAGCCGTGCAGCTGGTATTAGCCCGCATATGGAACGTATCACGGTTTACAAGCCGTCTAAATAGATTTATACTCAAAGGCATACCACCCACGGGGCTACTCCTTTCACCCGTGGGTGTTTTCTTATGTGTAGGAAATGTGGAGAAAAATATTTACTGAATTGTTGTTGACAACTAGCAACAGAGCCGTTATATTAGATATCAACAAAGGGGAAGCACAAGGCAAACCCCGACACGAAAGGAAACAGTATGACTAACGCAGAAACCTACACAGAGATTGTTAAAGAGCAGGAAATTAAGAGCGTCACAGTCTACCTGTTCTATGAAACAGAAATGACTTTCAAGCAGGTTTTTAATTGTGAGAAAGAGGCTGAGGAGTTCGGTAAGGCTGCTTACGATGTACTTACAACCGCTAAGAAGAACGGTAAGCGTTGCGCAAACGGTCTACCTTTTGAGGGTATGCTCGAAGATAACTACAAATACCTGTTTGTTTACGAGTGGTAGAAAGGACTAGGCGGGGTGTAAAAGCCCCGCCACTTTGAAAGGAATAGTGATACGTGACTAATGACGTTTCACCCGCTCAAGCTGAGAAACTCTATCAAGCCGTTCTAAATTGTGATGTAGAGGTTATCCCGTCTGAGTTGGACGGGGTAACCGTCATAAAGGGGCGGACATATCCGTTTAGAGACTTGTTAAAAGAGTTCGGCGGGCTATGGGATAGCGATACTAAAGAGTGGTTAGTAGACTTTTCAGACGCTACCGAACTAGGAGACTACTTTTTAAGCCTGTTCTAAGGCGTTCTAAGCCCTTATATTGCCACGGGTGGATAACTTACCCGTAAAACAACTAAATAGCCTTGTAGAAAGCCTTTGAGAAGTGTTGTACAATGTTTCTCAGAGGCTACGTCTTTATGTAGCTACCGTGTACCGCTTAGTAAGCGGTTTACAAGTCAACTTAGACGGGAGAAAAGCAATGCAGGACATTCAGGACATTCTAAAGGCTCAGGGTATTGAGGTCACAGAAGAGCAGATGAAAGCTATTAAGAACGGCGTTCTTGAGAATTACCGTTCAAAGGCTGAAACTGAGGCTAAGGCTGCTAAGGTTAAAGAACTTGAAACACAGCTAGAAAAGGCTAACGCTGCACTCGAAAGCGCCTCAAAGGTAGACCCTGCAAAGTCTGAGGAAATTGAAGCCCTCAAAACTCAGATTGCTGAGTATGAGAAAGCTGAAACAGAGCGTAAGAACAAAGAGGCTGAGACCGCTAGCCGTTCGGACTTTAAGGCTAAGTTTGACGCTGAAATTGGTTCTAAAAAGTTTGTTTCTAAGGTCGTAGGTGACGCAATTTTTAACGCTGCTTATGCTACCGCTAAGGCTAACCCTGATATGAGCATTGCGGACGTACTCAAGACCGCCACAGGTGGAGACAATGGCATTTACGCTAACCCACAGGCTGACCCTAAGAAAATGCCTATGGGTGAGCCAACTGCTCAGGGCGTTCAGCCTATTCAGTCACTAGAGCAGGTTAAGGGTATGAGCGTTGAAGATGTGCGCAAGCACATGGACGAAATTAACAAGTTACTGAACAAGTAAGGGGTTCTAACATGGCAACTACTAAGTTTGTTCCACAGATTTGGAGCGCAAAAATTCTTGATTCCCTCGATAAGGCACTTGTTTACAACAAGCTGTTTAACACCGATTACGAGGGCGAGATTACAGAGGCGGGCGACACCGTTCATATCGGTTCTATTGGTAAGGTTACCGTCAAGCCTTACACTAAGGGTTCAGCTATTGCAGCCCCTGACGCTGTAAACGTTGAAGACCAGACCCTTGTTGTTGATAAGGCTGAGTACTTTAACGTTGCAGTTGATGACGTTGACGCTGCACAGTCTAAGGCTAATCTGATTGACGGCGCTACTACCGAGGCGGGCAATTCCTTTGCTGATTCTACTGACCAGTACCTTGCTAGCGTTCTTGCTGCTAAGGGTGGTGTTAAGCTGGGTACTACTGCCGCACCTATCACCATTACCAAAGAGAACGCTTACGATACTCTGATTGACCTCAAGGTTAAGCTGGACAAGGCTAACCTGCCTAAGGCTGGTCGTGTTTGCGTTGTTCCTGCTGAGTTTGAGGGCTATATGCTCCGTGACCCTCGATTTGTCGCAGTCTCTGACGCAGGTGAGCAGCGTCTCACTGAGGGTACTGTTTACCGTGCTGCTGGTTTCGAAATTCAGACCTCTAACAACGCTCCTAGCCCTGCTGCTAACGTGTTCACCGTTATTGCTGGTTCACCTGTTTGCGGTACGTTTGCTAATCAGGTTCTTAAGACCGAGGCATACCGTCCAACTGACCGCTTTGCGGACGCTGTCAAGGGTCTGCACGTCTACGGCGCAACCGTTACCCGTCCAAACGCTGTTGGTTTGGCTTACGTTAAGTTCACCGCTTAATCGTTAGCCCGTCTGTCAATTTAGCCCCTGCCTGTTAAAATACGGGTAGGGGCTTTTTACTAGAGAAAGAGGCTATATGTATCTGACCTATGACAAATACGTTTCCATGGGTGGCAAGCTGGACAATATCGCATTTGCTAAGGCTGAGGCTGAGGCTGAGGGTTTACTCGATGTATGGACGCTCAACCGTCTGAAGTCTCAAAGCGTTCTAAGCGATTTAGAGGCTCAGGGACTAGGTGATGCGGTAAGTAATGCCACAATGGCAATTATCGACCGTCTAGACGGCATTAGAGAGGCTAGAAAGGCTATTGCTAGCGGTCAAGTTGTTACCAGTTTCAACAACGGCGTTAATTCTTTCAGTTTTGCTAACGGTGGCACTACAAACAATCAAGCTGAGGTTGAGGCTTACGTGAGGGTTTGTGAGTTATTGCCTATTGATGTTGTTTCGGCGTGTGTTTGCTTTAACAATGCGAGGTAGTCGGTATGAATATCAACACTGAAAGGCTGCTAAATAGGACTGTAACCGTTATCAACCGTCTAGACGCTGAACACTATGAACTAGAGTATGACGCATACAAAGCAACCGTATATAGCCCTGCTATGTGGTCTGAGAGGGTTCAGAGGTCTGTTACTTCGGACGGTCAAGCGGTCACGGCTAAGTCCTACACGGTTCAGATACCTGTAGACACTGTACCCGTTGAGAATGGTACGCAGTCTATCGCTGGAATTGGTGATTTTGTCGTACTGGGTCACGTTGTTGTTCCCGCTGGGTCAAGCAAAACAGACGTTCTAAAGCAGCTAAGCGGGCTACCCGCTTTTGAGGTTCAAACTGTACGTGATTTATCGACAAATGGAGCGGTTGATAATGGCGTAGGCGTACTTAAATATTTGAACGTTCTTCATTTAGAGGGTACGGGAATCGGTAGGGGGTAGTAAAAATTGGTATACCCCCCCTACCAAAAATTGGTACCCCCCTACCAAAAATTGGTACACCTATATATAGTTATAATAAAGAGATAACCTAGATATAGATAATCTAGTAAAAGAAAATATAAAAAGAAAGTTTGAGCAATGGCAAAGATTGAACACGACCTAGGCAAGGTGTATAAGTTCATTGACGGGGCTAACTCAGACCCTACTCTAGGACGTTTCCTTGCTACAGAGGCAGCCCGTGGCATGACACCCTACGTTCCTATGTTCACGGGTGTGCTTGCAGCAAGTGCAACCGTTGAGCCGTTCGCAGTGACCTATAACACGCCATACGCCCGCTATGTCTATTACGGTGACCGTATGCGTATCTCCAAAGAACGCCACCCATTGGCTAGTACTCACTGGGATAAACCCTATTTGGCTGCACACCTAGAAGATTTATGTAGGGCTGGTAGTAACTTTCTCAACAAAAGGCACTAGAGACGTTTTAAGCCTTACAATAGACTAAAACGGGTAAGTACTTAGGAAACGGCGTAAATAAGCCTTAGAATGGCTTAGAAAAGCTCTGAGAGGTATCTAATGAACATACAGGGTAAGACAAAAGCGGTTCAAGAATGGTTAAAGACTAACCCACTGATTGGCAAGCGCCTTAAAATCAACGCTACCGATATGAAAGAGGGCGAAATATCGGTAAATGTGGTATCTAACACAGACCTAGACACCGCATTTATTGACGGTACACAGGAGCGCAAATACACGTTTGCTTTGGTATTCGTTAAAAGCTGGTCGGCTGGCTACGATAAGGTCAACATTGAGGCTATTGAGTTCGGCGAGAAAGTCACAGACTGGATAACGGCGCAATATCTCAACGACAATATGCCTGACTTTGGCAAATCGTGTACAATTAGGGCAATTAAACCGCTGCAAAATATCCCTGACTGTTCAGCGGTTTATAGTGAGACTGGTAGCGCCCGCTATCAGCTTTTATGCGATATCGTATATTGGGAGAAAGAGGCATAATTATGCAGCTAACAAGGGATAAATTTGTACCGCTTATTGACGTTTCAGACCAAAAGAACCTTTCTAAGCTGGTACGTATCGACAAATCAACTAAGTTCGAATTGTCGTTCAACGCTCAGACGGACACAAAGGGTTACATTTGCGACAAGAACGACAGTACAGAGGTTACAGGTTACCAGCCTGAATTGCCTGAGGAAATTATCCTAGACAATACTAACCCTCTGTTTAAGTTCATGTTTGAGTATGCAAAGAAATTCCCTATCGGTACAGCTTGTAACGTACCTGTTGTTTTGGGTATTCCTAGCATGACCACAGGCGCAACTACAGACGCTATTTTGTGGCAAGAGGCAAGCATTATCATTGACACTCTGAACACCGTTGACGGTACTCTTTCGTTCAAGATTGGTCTGAATGGTACGCCTAAAATGGGTACTCTTACAGGCTTGGGCACTGAAAACGTCAAGTTCACCGCTGCTACAGGCGTGTAATTTCGCGCTAAATGCTATACTAGGGGCTAAGGGGTTAAACCTTTAGCCCTTTTTTATTGTCAAAAAGAAAGGTTAAATCATGGTTGAGTACACAGACGGTCAAGGTATTACGTTCGAGTTGCCAAAACTTACCACTAAGCTAATGGCAGAAATGAGCAAGGTTACACAGAGCGGCGATATCGTTGATACGGTCAAGGCTAAATACGGCTTTGTAAAGCTATGTCTACCCGCTGAGTACCTCAAAGAGCGCCTAGACGGTTCTAAGATTGACGATATCGACCTTGTAGAGTTGGCAAAGGTCTATTCAGACGTGGCAAATGCCTACAGCGCGCCTATGTTTGAGGCTAATACGCAGGGAGTAAATGAGCAGCTAGACCGTATTAAACCTATGGTAGACGTTGCTCAATCTATGGCAAGCGTAGCAGCGTCTAACAAGAACTCTAGGCAAGTATTCAAGGCTATCTAATGATTGACCTGAGATATTCAGACCTCCCCGCAGCCCTAGAGGTTGACGGGGAGGTTTTCGCTATCAAAACGGACTTTAGAACGTGGCTAGCATGGTTAGAGAGCCTAGAGGTCAACGGTATAGCTGAGTATGGAATATTCGAGAGCGATATACCACAGGGTGACAGCTGGGTAGAGGTTGCTCAACAATTCGCATTAAACGCTCCTGTAACCCCTACAGGCAAGGCAACAGAAACCGTACAAGCGTTCGACTTTATCCGTGACGGGGACTATATCGTGGGTTCGTTTCAGCAAGCCTACGGGATAGACCTCACAGACCCCGCCTTAAAAATGCATTGGCATAGGTTTCTAGCCCTTTTTAGGTCGTTGCCTGAAACCTGCATAATGAGCAAGATAATGGCATATAGAACGTTTAAGAAGTCGGACAAAGACGATTATAATAAGAGCATGGAAAAGGCTAAGAGAGCCTATACCCTACCGCCAAAACATACGTTTATGACTGAACAAAAGGCGGTACAGGATAAGGCTATAGATGACTGGGCGGACTGGGCGTTTGGCAAGGCTACACTGTAACCCTAAAGTAACCCTCAAGTTAGCAGGTCATAAGGCAGAAAGAGGTCAAAATTGGCAGACGGCGCAATTAAAATTACGCTTGACGTGCTAACGGGAGACGCTAAGGGTAAGGTAAATGAGTTTGTAGGCGCTACAGATGAAGCCTTAGGGTCTGTAGGTGACAAATCAAGTAGCACGTTTGACGCTCTAAAAATCGCTGGTATCGCTGCATTTACGGCGGTAGCGGCGGCGGTTGTTGGCTTTGCAAAACAAGCGTTTGAGGCTTATGCACAATATGAGCAGTTGGCGGGCGGTGTTTCAAAGCTATACGGTACGGCAGGAAAATCTATTGAGGAATACGCCTCTAGTGTTGGTAAGTCTGTATCTGAGGTAGAGGGTGAATATAACCGTCTACAAGCGGCGCAAGATTTAGTGTTCAAAAACGCTAATGACGCATGGAAAACCGCTGGTATGGACGCTAATCAGTATATGGAGGTTGCTACTAGCTTTTCTGCTAGTCTGATTAACTCCTTAGGCGGTGACACGGTCGCAGCTGCACAACAGACCGATGTAGCTATGAGGGCTATTAGTGACAATGTAAACACGTTCGGCACTAACGCCGATAGTGTTACTCAGGCATTTCAAGGGTTCGCACGACAGAATTTTATGATGCTTGATAATCTGAAATTGGGCTATTCAGGCTCAAAAGAGGGTATGCAGCAACTTATCGCAGACGCTAACGCTTACGCCGCCGCAAACGGTCAAGCTGCTAACCTATCCATTGACAGCTTTAGCGATATTGTCACAGCTATTGAACTGGTACAAGAAAAGCAGGGTATCGCTGGTACTACAGCTAGAGAGGCAGCAACTACTATCGAGGGTTCTATTACCTCGCTGGGCGCTGCATGGAACAACTTTGTAGCTGGTATTGGTAAAGACGGCGTAGACCTAGAGCCTTTAGTACAGAATGTAGTTGAGGCTTTGGGTAACGTTGTACATAACGTTGTACCCGTAGCTGGTCGCATTATGGCGGGGCTGGGTTCGGCTTTAATCAACGCAGTTCCTCAAATGGTGCAAGGCTTGGGTTCAGCAATCACAGACGCTTTAGCGGGCGTTGGTATTACGCTACCTAGCCTAAATATTGACGGTCAAATGTTCGACAATCTGAACGGCGCTTTAGACCCCGTAATTGAGCATATGCAGAATGTTAGCGATATGCTTGTAAGGGTATTCAATAACCCTACTGTACAGGCTGGTATTACGTCTATTGTTGGGTCGTTGAACGATATAGGAAACGTTCTAACCGCTACGTTTGCTAACGCCATTCAAGCGATTGTAGATATCTTAGAGCCATTTATTCCTGTAGTAGAGAATCTAGCAGTTGCGATTATGCCTGCTCTGCGGGGAGAATTTGAGTTTATAGCGGGCGTTTTTGCTGGTCTAGCGCCTGTTTTTAGTATCGTTTTTGATATTTTGTCAGGGCTTGCAAACGTTATTGCCTCTGTTCTTCTCGTAGCAGTGGCAGCAATGACACCATATTTTGAGGCAGTAGGTGCAATCTTTAGCTTTGTAGGTGAATACGCTCAAGCCCTAGGCATGGCACTTATGGACGTCTATAACGTCATTGTTGGTTCAGTGCAGGAGGCACTAACTAATATCTCTAACTGGATAAACAACGACGTAATACCCGCCGTTACAGCTTTCTCAGCGGGTGTAAGCGCTTTAAGTTCGCTTGTTGGAGACGCTTTTAATTCAATGGTTAGCGCTGTTTCTAGGTTTGCGTCTGATTTTGCCAACGGTGCGAAACGTGCAGCCGATGACTTTGGTTCAAACCTTAGAAGTGGGCTTGATACAGTCGTTAACGGTATTGGTTCGGTTGGTCGTAATATCGTTGACGGTATTGTAGGCGGTATTAGGGGTGCAATCGGAAACGTTACAAGCGCCCTTAGAGGTGGTATCGAGAGCGCTATTAACAACGTAAAGGGTTTCTTGGGTATTCATTCACCGTCCCGCCTTATGCGTGACCTAATCGGTATAAACATGGCTAAGGGTGTAGCCGTTGGTATTGATGTAGGCTGGAAAAAGTCTGACCCATTCAGCGGCATGAGGCAGGATATTAACGACAATATCAACGGCGTTCAGCTTGATATTAGCCGTAACGGTTCTATGCTTAGTTCGTGGTCTAACGGTTCTTCTACAAGTACAAAAATCAATCAGACGTTTAATACAAACGTTGTACGTGCAGATGATGACCTATATACCGCTGCTACAATCATTCATAGAAACGCACTGTATGAGGCTCAGGGGGTCTAATAATGCAAACATGGCAAGCCGTCATTGCAAAGGGCGGGCGTAAGGTTCATATCAACGGTACGGGAGGGGGAACAGGGGCAGCCCTTAACGCCCGTACCATTAAAGGCTGGTATTCCACGCCTCAACCTAAAGTAAAACTGACAGAGCGTGAGAGTTCAGACGGCGCTCACGATGTAGAGCCTAACGCCGTTCTATACTCAGCCCGTACAGTCACGCTAGAACTATACGCAGAGGGTTCAGACCGTTCAGAAGTGCAAGAGGCTATTAACAACCTGCTAGCAATGGCACACGGGCTAGTTAAACTCAGGGTTAAAGATGATAATCACGATACCTATGTTGAGGGCTATCTAAGCGTTGACGTAAAAGCCGGCAAAGCTACCCGCAACCGTGAAGAAGTAACCGTGACTATCGTTTGTCCACGCCCTGAGAGGCTTTCAGAGGCTTTTTCCGTGGCGTTTATGACCCCTAGCGTAAAAGGTTACGGCGGTTTGCAATATAGCCCCTCAGGCGTCCTTACATTCCCTCTAAACTATGGAGTGGCAGCCGAAAAGGTAACGTCTATTTGTACAATCACCAACCACGGAACAGCTACCGCATATCCCGTCATTACGGCTACAGGCAATCTACCGTATGGCTTTACCGTGACTAATTCGGCTACAGGTGAACAGCTAGGCTATTCAGACAGCGTTAGTTCAGCGCCCGTTATTCTTGACAGTCGTACAAGAACAGCAAGCGTTAACGGCGTAGACGTGACCCGTAACGTCTATTTGCGTGAGTTCCCTGTAGTTGGAGCAGGTGAGACCGTTACGCTATCATTGGAGGCAGCGGGAACTGGTACGGTAGAAGTCAATTTAAGAGATACGTTTATTTAAGGGGTTCATATGGCAAATGTAGCGTTTGGAGTTCGTCAAACGGCGGACGGTATCGGTACAACCGATGTAGATATTCGTAAAATGTTGGCTCACAAATGGGTTAACAAGGGCGTTGTAGGCGGGTTATCCGTCAAGGGTTCTACTGGTCTAACGTATATCGTGGGTGCTGGTATGGCAATCTGCTCAAAGGGAGCGGGAGACGGCTTTACAGAGGCGTATTTTGACGGTGGACAAACTCCCGCCGTTGCTGCTAATACCTCTTCTATGCCACGTATTGACGTGGTATATATCACCGCTCACGATAAGAGCAAGGGGGATAGTGACAATCTTGTAACTATTGGCGTTGTACAGGGAACGCCTAGCGGTACGCCTAAAGCCCCTACAGTTCCACAGTATGCGACAGAGGTCGCACGTATGCGCCTTGCAGGTGGTTCAACTTCAACTAACGCAGCAATCGAGGCAGAGAGTAGGCAGTTCGCTATTCCTTACGGTTCAAGCCTTGGCATTATTGCAGATGTCACTAATAAGACCACTACAGACGTTACAGCGGGTACACCTTGGACGTTTGCGAGTTCGTCTATTGTTTTGCCAACTGACCGTAATATCAACGTCAAAATCTCTGTTTCTGTTCAGGCAAAAAACCCAACTACTTATAACTGGTTGGGTAGCGGTTATGTTGATTGGCAGCTTGACGGTACAGTAATTAGAGCGTTTCGCTTTACGTGCAGCCCTGATACGGTTATCTCGCAATGTTTCGAGGACGTCTTAGAGGTTGACGCAGGAAGTCATACCATTGCAGCCCGTCTATGGGGTTCGGGTGCAGCGCCCGCCTCAAACCTTACAGCGTCATATTATGCGGGTTCGTACCCCGGTCAGCGACTAATCATTTCAGACGGTGGGGTAAGTGCATAATGTGGACTACATACATATTTGAAACAATGACGGGGGCGCTATTAGCCCCCGTAGATATTCCTAGTCTAAGCTGGACACAGACCGTTTCTAGTTGCTCACTATCGACCACTAAGGACAAAGGCGTAGGCAAGTTAGACGGTAGCGGGCTTACTATTCCATGGACAGCCCTACCCGCTAAGACGCAGGAGGCACGTAACGACCTATTAGCCCCTTATAAAAGGGGTTTAGTCTTATTGTGGAACGGTTCACCTGTTATCGCTGGAATTATTGGCACACGCGCCGATACATGGGAAGATACAGCGTTTAGCCTTATTAGCCCGCTGGACTTTTTGGCTAATCGTGTTTTAGTTCGAGAAGATACATTCGGTAAGTCATGGAACAACACCACCACGGACACAATCTATTTCAATAATATGAGCCTTAGAGGTATAGCGTGTGAGATTGGTTACCTTGCCACCAACGCAAAGCCTAGCGGTTTCTTGCCTATTGATTGGCAATATCGAGGTGAGAAAGGCAGTTCACAGCGTACCTATTACGGTTACAACGCAGCAAACAACGGACTTAAAAAGCTGCTCACAGAGTTATCTAACGTTCAGAATGGACCCGATATTCAGTTTAGACCCGTCCTAGAAGATAACCGTGTTAAATGGGTATTCTACGCAGGTTCAGAGGGTAGCCCCTACCTCAATCAAACGGGCTCAATTCCAACGCTTACATGGCACAACGGCGAGGGAACAATAGAGGGTATAAAGGTCGCTCACGGTTCACCTGTTATGCGTGTCTATGGTACGGGAGCAGGTCAGGACGAGGGCACTTTATGCAGCCTTGTTCAAGATATGACCCTAGCAGAAAGACCACAGGGCTATCCATTGATTGAAACGCACGCTGGCAGTAATGACTGGTCGAACGCTGGACTTGTTACCGCTCACGCTCAAGCTACCCTAGACGCTGCAAGTAGACCACTTATTCAATTGACGGGTGAAGTCTACATAAACGATACAGGCAACTCTGTAACGCCCTCGCAGGTTTGGACGGGTCAAGAAGTAGACTTAGATTTGCACGGTTACCCCTCAATGCCAAACGGCGTTTATCGGTTGCGTTTAATGGAAATGAAAGGCAATCTAAGCGATAAAATAAATCTAACCTTTGACCCTATCTATGATCCATGGGAGAAATGATGAAACACACTAAATTGGTAGGTCTACAATCACCCGTTGAGCAAATGGCAAATGTGGCAGCAAACGCAGCACAGGCAGCACGCGAGACAACTACACGTACAAGCGGGGTTATCTCTGTAGACAATTCAGACGGTACTAAGACCATTCTAGGCAGCGGGAACGGTGTAGCCTTAAATGTGGGTGATACTACCGCCCCTAGTAAGCCCGTAGGACTTGCAGCAGCGTCTCAGAACGGTTCAATCGTTGCCTATTGGAGCGGTTCGCTAGA